GACCACCATCGATGTTGATCTGGATAAATGGAAGAGCGCCAGCTTTTTTCTGACTGATCAGGAGATGATGCAGATTGAGGCGGAGTCCAGCTTCATTCCCTTGCAGATGCATGAGGCCATCACCGCGCTGGCCAATGAGGTCAATAATTCCATTCTGAATGAGATCGACGCGGCGACCACTGCGATCGGCACGCCCGGCGAGGTGCCGTTTCAGTCTGTTACCACGCTAACCGAAAGCTGGCACGGGGCCAACACCGCAGTGACAGCGCGCAAACTGCTGAACCTTGCCGCCGCGCCAAAAACTGGACGTTTCGCTGTGATCGATTACGAGATGGAGGCAAATGCGCTGGGGCTGCCGCAGTTCCATGACGCGCAACGCGCCGGAACCAGCAGCGTGCCGATGGAAGGCGAGATTGGCCGGAAGTTTGGTATCGACTGGTTCAGCAGTGATTTGCTGCAGCATAAACTGCATGAGATCGCCATAGGCAGATTTACCACCTCCCTGAACGCAAACGTCAAAACTGGCACGATCAACATCGCCTCCAACAAGGTTCGGGTCGGCGATGTTCTGGTTCTTGGCGAAGGTAATGGGGCTGTAGAAAGACGAATTACACGAACCGTTTCGGCCAACAGTGGAAACCAAACCACAGTTACCTTTGCGACAGGTTTTGGCGAGACAGTCGCCACAAGCGAAGATCTGGCGTTGAAGCGGCCCTACCATGTGGGTGTGGCGATGCACCGCGACGCCGTTGCACTGGCGATGCGCCCATTGGCGGCTGCCGGTCTTGAAACCGGTGCCAATGGCCAGATCATGAGTGTCAGCGACCCTGAAACAGGTCTGTCACTGCGCCTTGAGGTGACGCGGCAGTACAAGCAGACGATGTGGGAGTTCGATATCCTGTGGGGTGTCAAGCTGGTGCGGCCCGAGCTTGTGGTGAAAATCAATGGCTGATCATCGAGGCAAAAACGCGCGTACCGGCGGGCCTGTTGTGCGCTTGCGGCATTGCCGGACTGAACAGACCGTTCTGGTGCCGTTGGCGCGTTATCAGCAGCTGGCCCTGACGCGGTATCGCAACTGGCGACTGGCGCGCGGCAATGCCGTGCTGCGACCGCCCATAACGCTGAGCGAATGCGTTGCACACCCTGACGGAGCCCGGAAATGACGAACGGTTCTCAGGATAACCCGGCTGAGTCAGCAACTGCCGGGGGTAACGCCTATGCCAATTTGGCGGCAGCGGACGCGTGGTTCGCCGCCCGCGGCAAGACAGGATGGCAGCTGCATGATACTGCTGCGCGCCACGCCGCGCTGATTGCCGCCGCCGACTGGCTGGACGGGGTGTTTCGGTTTGCTGGCTCGCCCCTTTTGCCGACGCAGGTGCGTGCCTGGCCACGCCGCGGGATCGGGGCTGTGCAGGCGGGTGGCATGAGCGTTCTGCCATTGCCCGTGCAACAGGCCTATTTCGAGCTGGCACAGGCCCTGCTGGAAGGCGAGGGAGCGGCTGAACGGCTGTGCGGGTTTTCCGGTGCGGTGCGGCGCGAAAAGATTGGCGGGCTGGCGATTGACTATGCTGTGGCCGCGCGCGGTGGCGGGCGGCTGACCGCCTTGTTGGCGCCGTATCTGGCAATCGGGACGGCAACAAGGGTGGTGCGGACATGACCCTGTTTTCCAATGCGCGGCTGGCAGCCGCAATCCGCACCTATGGTCAGCCTGCACAGATGATTGTGGGCGAAACTGTCGATATCACACTTCTTGTCAGCCAGATTACACCAGTGCGTCATTCTGATCTGCCAAATGAAGGCATGCGGGCCGAAGCCTTGATGCTGGTGCCGGCCCCCAAAGGCATGCCGCCCGATGGTGCAGTGGTGCGCGGCGCGGCTGGCAATTGGCTGGTCGAAAGCGCGGTGCCGCTTGATCGGGCTGATCAGGCCCGGGCGCAGACACAAAATCCATCGGGGGCTCAGCCAGTCGGTGTGCGGCTGTATCAGGTGTTGATGCTGCGGACAGCAGATGACCAATCCACAGATGACCAATCCACAGATGACCAATCCACAGATGACCAATCCGCAGGTGACCAATCCGCAGGTGACCAATCAGTAGATGATGGGGCCGCCGCAAACCAGCCGGCAGCGCCGGAGCAAAGACAATGACAACAGCCGAAACAGCCGACACACCAGTGACTCCGCGCATGATCACAACGGGCCAGTTGCGGGCCAGCATGACCGCGTTGCTCAGAGACGCAATGCCACCCGAAACGGGCATCTTTTTCGAGAACAAGCCTGTGCGTGGTCCGGCATTGAACCGGGGCTACATCAGAGTGGCACTGTCGATCCAGGCGGATGAACGCCTGCTGGGAGCTGATCAGCCCGTCAGCGGGCAAGCAGATTTCACCGTCGCCGTGCCGTGGGGCGGCGGCATGAAGGATGGTGATGACCTGCTGGCCAGACTGACAGAGGCCCTGTCCTATCAAAGTCATGATGGCATGCGCTTTGGCGGTCTGGAAGTGGCGGCCGGGCGGCAGGCCGGACAGCTGTGGCTGACCGATGCCACCATCAACCTGATCATCTGGCAGCAGGAAGGGCCCAGCGCATGACCATTCGGAATGCCCGAAATTACACGATGGCGATGGCGAGGGAGTCCGTCTGGAACACACCGCCGGTTGGTCGCTATGCGGCGCTGCGCCTGTCGGGTGAAACATTGCATCTTGTCCAGCAACGGCGCGGGCAGGCATTGTTGAATGATGCCGGCATTGTCCCGCCCGACCGGGTGGTGCGATCGCATGTTGAAGGCCGTATCAGCACGCCCGCCGATACCGGCGCAATTCAACAATGGATGACACTGATTACCGGCAATCAGTGGGCTAGCGAACTCTCGAAACGGGTTCTGACAGTTGCCGCTGCCGAAACCCCGCCATCATTCACCCTTGTTCGAACGCTGGACGGCACGCCGCAGCACAGAGCATTCTTCAGCGGCGTGAAGGTGCAGCGCCTGCAACTGGCACCGGCGGCGGACCAGACATTCATGCTGCAGGCCAGCCTGGTTGGTGCGTCGCAGGACAAGACGACACTCATCAGACCGGCAACACCAGCCGCCCCCGCTATGCCGATGGCGCTGGGCGCAGAGGTGGACCGGTTCGAGCTGCGACTTGATGATGCCAATCCACGCCCACGCCCTCGTCCACGTAACGGACATGACACGCGCAGAGTGCTGCAACCGCGCCTTGCCGGTATCAGCCTGACGCTGACGCGCGCCGGCATGGCCCCGCATTTCAGATTGGGCGCAACGCAGCCGGCAGTGATCTTGCCGGGACGGCTGGTGCTTGCCATCGAGATGCAATGTCTTGCCGATGATGCGGGGCTGGGCATACCTGATGCCGGGGCGACGATGGCCGGGGCGACGATGGATGTGCGGGTGGTGCTGTCTGACGGGGCCGCGCAGATGCGATTCCGGATCTACAAGATGCGTGTGCATCGCCGCGACACCCTGCTTGCCAGCCCGACAGCACCAGCGATCATCGCCGTCAATGGCGTTGCCGAACTGACAAGTGAAGGCCTGTTCCGGATTGAGGCCAGTGGATGACAAAGCGAACGACAGGAAAGACCCAGGACAGGCGGCTTGCGGATATCGAAACAATGCTGCGGCGTCTGGCCGATGGCGGCGGTATGGAAGCACTGCTGGAGGCACGTTTTGGCCAGATGGAACGTCAGATGGAAGAGATGCTGACAAGCCTTTTGGTGCGGACGCTGGCACAGACATTTAATCTTGGAACAGGTGGGACTGATTTGCTGGGCGGGTTGCTGGGTACGGTGCCGCGCCTTGCCGACGGGGGCGTCGTTGACGGGCCGTCGATGCTGGCACTTGGCGGTGAGGCGGGGCCGGAAGCGGTATTACCGCTGACGCGCCTGCCTGACGGACGTTTAGGCGTCCAGACTCAGGCTGGCAGTTCGCCAGTGACAATCAATCTGCAGATCGGTGGCGGCGCCAGTTTTGATGGCACCATGCCGGATGAAGCCGGTTCGTTCAGTGGCGCTGGCGGCGAGGTTGCACTGGCAGCCTTGCAGGACGCCATTGGAGATGCGCTGGACCAGGCCGTTCAGGACCGGTTGCAGCAACATCTGCGCGATGGCGGTGTTCTGGCAGCAGCACGAGAGGCCGGCTGATGGTACGGCAATTCCCTGATTATGAAGCCAGCCGGTCAACCGCGATGCGGCGGCGGATCGAGGTGCTGGAGATGCGTTTTGGTGGTGGACATGTACAGCGGCTGCCCCGCTTTGGTGGCGCGCATCAGCTGCAGGAATGGTCGGTATTTTTCAGTCATCGCAGCCCTTTCGAAATCGAGGAAATTGACAGATTTCTCGGATCGCATGGCGGCGCGACATCGTTTCTGTGGACACCACCGCAAGGAACGCGAGGCCTCTATGTCTGCAGCAGCTGGCAGATCACTCCGGTTACGGGCGATCTGGCCAGCCTGACGGCCCTCTTCACCGAGAGCCAGTCGTGAACACCCGGAAGTCATCCACACGCATTGATTGCCATCACTGAACCGCAGCCAGAATCAAGAAAGTCATCACATGACCGCACCAGCCACCAACATTCCTTCGCCGCTGCCAAAGCAGCAGGTGCGTGATACATCCAGCGGGCTGGTCACGCTGTTCGAGATCGACACAGACCTGGCAGTCTTGCGCTTTGTCGAAGGCGGCACGGTTGGTGGCGGGGTGCAGTTCAACAATCATCGCTATTCGGCCTATCCCCTTGCTGCCAAAGGGTTCGCCTGGAGCGCCGAAGGGCCGCCAGCCCATCCGGTTCTGGAGCTGTCAAATCTGTCACAGGTCTTTGACCAGGCGCTGGATGGCAATCAGATGCGCGGTCAGCATGTGCGCCGGATCATCACGCTGGCCAGCGAGCTGGACCAACCCAATGCCGGTGGCAGCTGTTTTCCGGTTGAAAGCTGGAGCATCGACCGTATCGCGCGCCTTGACCGTTCGCTGTTGCGCATCGAACTGGTGGCGGCAGCCAGTCTTGAACACCGGCAATATCCATCACGGGTGATGATGCGTGATATCTGCCAGCACCGCTATCGCCGATGGGACGCAGAACGACGAAGATTCGATTACGCGGGCGTGACATGCCCCTATACAGGCGCGCAGACCTATCGCGCTGACGGCGCGCCCACACGAAACCAGTCCGAGGACAGCTGTTCGCTGACCATCAGGACCGGATGCAGCAAACGCTTTCAGCAGGTCATGCCGTTTCTGGGGTTTCCGGGGCTGGTGCGGCAATGAGCATGATTTTTCTGCCAGACCGTCAGCCCTTTGGTGCGGCAATTGACGCCGCCATCATGGTGCATGCCAATGCCAATCCGCGGACCGAGATATGCGGCGTGGTCACAGCGGCGGCAGGTGGCACGGGCTGGGTCTATCACAGGCTGGCGAATGTGGCAGCGGATCCTGCCACCATCTTCCTGATCGACCCGTCAGACCTGTCCGCACTGCCGCCGCCGGCAGCGATCATTCATTCGCACCCGCATGGGCCGGCATGGCCATCAGCCCATGACATGCAACAGGCTATGGCCGGTGCCTGCGTCTGGGGCATTGCCCTGCCGACATGGCTGCATCAAAAGGCGCCGGATATGCCCGGGGCAGGTGAGGTGTTCTGGTTCGGGGATGCGGTGATGCCGTCGCTGGACCGGCGCGGCTATCGGCACGGGGTAAGCGATTGCTATGCGCTGGTGCGTGACTGGTACAGGCTGCATCACAGCATCACGCTGATCGACCGGCCGCGCGAATGGAACTGGTGGCAAGAGGGCGGCGATCTGTTTGACGCGCATTTTGCGCTGAGCGGGTTTGAGCGGCACCCGGCCGAGATCACCCCGCAAGCCGGGGATGTGGCGCTGGCCAATATTCTGAGCCCGATGGTCAATCATGCGCTGATCTATCTTGGTGACGGGTTGGTGCTGCACCATCCGGCTGGCCGTGCCGGGTATGAGCCGGGACGGCTGCCACGCCGCGAGCCGCTGGCCCGGTGGCAGCGGTATCTGCGCTGTTGGGCGCGTCACCCGAAAATGGCAGAAAGAAACAACAGCGGGGATGCGGATCAATGAGCCCAAAATACCGGTATCTATGGCTGCATGGCAGCCTGGCGACTTTTGGTGTGCGGCACCGGCTGATGGTCAATCGGCCGCGTGAGATGATCAACGCGCTGGTCGTCCAGCGTCCGGGCTTTGAAGCTGCCCTGCGGCGCGGCAGATTCGCTGTGTTTGCTGGTCCAAAAAGTCGGTGGCACGCCATTGACGGGGTAGCGATGGATGAACCGATTGACGAGACGCAGCTTCATCTGGTGCCAGAATTTTCGGGCCATGGGCGCGGCGAGGGCAAGATGCTGCTGGGGCTGACCTTGCTGGGACTGTCATTTGTGCCGGGGGTGCAGGCGGGGCTGACAAGTGGATTTTCCAGCATTGGTGAAAGTCTGGCCGGGGCCAGCGGCGCCGAGCTGGGCGGTATGCTGGGAAGCCGGCTTTTGGGCGGGGCCGGAACATGGCTGATGATGGCGGGAGCGAGCGAGGCACTGGCACCGCAATTGCGGCAGCCTGCCGGCGATCCCAGCGGCATTATCAGCGGGCCGCAACCGACCGGTGAGGGAGCCGCTGTGCCATTGGTTTATGGCCGTGCGCGTGTTGAGGCCCCGCCGATCATATCGGCAGGCGTAACTGTACGGACAATGGTGCCATGAGCAAGCAAGGCAAGGCACCAGCAGATGACAAACCGGTGGGGGCTGCGCGGATCAGCGGCAGTGGGGGCAAATCACAACCTGTGATCCGCACACCGCGCCTTTCAGAGGCACCGAACAGCATCCGTTCGGTTGGCACAGCGCGTCTGTTATGTGTGTTGTCTGCCGGGCCTGTTGACGGGCTTGTCGATGACCTTCAATCGGTCTTTCTTGATGATACGCCGTTGGCCAACGAAGATGGCAGTCACAATTTCGGGGATGTCGGGCTTGTTGTGACGCAAGGAGGACTTGATCAGGACCCATTACCGCAGATCGTCGACCAGCCGATCGAAACCCCGCAGGTCATCAATCAGCCCCTGCTTGTCAATGCGCCGCGCCAGGCATCACGCCATGCGGCGGATGCGGTGCGCATTACCATCCAGTTCCCGCGCGGGCTGATGCAAAAACGGGCGCAAGCGATTACAGCCGCATCGGTGCGGTTGCGCTTTTCAATCTGGAAACAAGGCAGCTGGCAAAGTGTTCACAGCGAAACCATAACCCACAAGCAGACAGGCCCGTTTGAAATCCAGTATGAAGTGCATTTTGACAGTGTTCCCGCTGGCGGTACCGACAGTCCGCGGCGGGGGATAAAGGTAACACGCCTTGGCCCGGCGAGCAGTGATGTCAATGTGATTGATGATGTTCGCCTGAGCGCGCTGACCTGGCTGAAATGGGACAAGCTGGGTCTTCCGGGGATGGCGCTTGCCTCGCTGTCATTCAACGCTGGCGCCTTTTCCGGCAGGCCGCCGCGGCTGGGTTTTGATCTGCGTGGCAGGCAGGTGCGCGTTCCCGATAACTATGACCCCCGCACAAGGCAATATTCCGGCCAGTGGACAGGCGGCTATCAGACGGCCTGGAGTGACAATCCGGCGTGGATCATCCGCGATATTCTGAGTGATGATGCGTGGGGTCTGGGCCTTGATGAAAGTGCCATTGACCGTTTCGATCTATACCGGCTGGCGCGCTATTGTGATGAGATGGTGGACGGTGCGCCGCGCTTTACCTTCAGCCTGGTATTACGGCGGCGGCAAAAGGCAGCGCAGTTGCTGGCCGAGCTGTGTGCTGCCATCCACACGATGTTTTTCTGGTCCGGTGGCAAGCTGCGGTTTGTGCCCGATGCGCCGGCCACCGCATCGGTGCTGGTGACGTCGCGCAACGTGATTGATGGCAATTTTACCTATCACGGGGCGGCGC